TGAATTAAAGCACTTTGACCACATATGTAAAACTCACACCCTATTATTGGTTTTATTTCTTCTGCGACACATGCCTTATTAAAAGAAATAGAGCCAGAAATAGTTCCATGATCAGTAAGAGCTATAGACTTGTGTCCAAGGCTTTTGGCTCTTTTTGCCATAGATTCTGGCTTTGTTAAACCATCTAAAAGACTGTAATGAGAATGACAATGTAGTGCTGTCCAATTATTCATGTGCTGTTCCTAAAAAAAAATTACTTTCTTAAATATTCTTTTACAATTAAACTAGACCAATTTTCCCAGTTCTTTTCTTCAACTTTAACGGTTTCTTTTTTAACAAAAGAACCTTCTGCTAATGCTTCTTCTTTAACTTTAAAAGTTGAATGATCTTGAAGATTAACACTATAAACAACTCCAAAATGAACAGAGCTTACATCATTTGAATCATCGTTTATCAATCCTACGAAGTGTGCATTTTTCAAATTTGAAAACGCTACTTCTTCTTCAACTTCTCTTTTACACGCATTGGTAATAGTTTCACCGTTTAATCCATCGCATGGGTTAACATGTCCACCAACCCCCAATGACCATAAATCATGCAATCTGTTCTCAGATCCCTTTTTAGACCTTTGATAACAAAATGTTGAATCTCCACGATTAATCAAACAGTATGGTATAACTTGTTTATAAGATTTATCATTTTCTGCAATATCACGATCAATATAAAACATATTATCCACTGAAAGAATTTTATCCCGCAATTTTTTTGCTTCAATTCCAGTGATAAATCCTTGAAAAGAATCATTTTTTAATAAATCAGCTTTAATAACAAGAACCTTTTCGCCATTGTACTTAGGCTCATATTTAACAACTTCTGGTTCAACAGTTGGTGTTGTTCCAACCTCTTCTTTTTTGTTAGTAAAAACAATGTCTTCCCATCTCCAATCAGCCATTTTGATTCTCCCTATTAGATTGACCACCACCATCGCCATAAGATTTTACGGTATCTTTTTTGGCGTGTTTAACATACGCATTATTAATACCAAGTTGTATTAATTCTTGATGCATATGATCACATATCGATTCATTTTCAGAATCCTTATGTTTATCTTTGTAGAAGCTGCAAAGTCTAATGCATTTCCACTTATCTTTTCCATAGTCTATTATCCTTGATGGTCTATTGCAATTCTTAATTTTTTCAAATTCTTTTTTAATCATTTCTTCAGTTGTTTTTATGTCGTCTTTTTGAAAACACAAAGAAAATGGTCCACCAGCTTTAACAAAAAATATTGTCATAATTATCATGTTTTCATTTGGGTACAACTCATTTAAAGCATAATGGTATAATCTAAGCTGAAAATCATTGTACAAATCATCATAACCCTTTTCTTTTCCTGTTGACCAATTTTTTCTTTCCCCTGTTTTCCAATCAACATATTCTACCGTTTTTGAATCAACTCTCGTTATTAAGTCCATAGTTCCTTTTATTCGCAACTTTCCAGAAATTATTTGCCCATCTGGAAGAAAATAATCATAATTTGCCCAAGGCTTATCAATTTCAATGTCAAAATACTGTTCTGGCATGACAATATTTCTAGTTAATGGTGAAAACATACCATTATTAAATAATAGAACATCCCACAACCACTTAGTACATTCTTTAAAATCAACATCTGTCCACTCATGTGTACTTTTGTTTTTGTAATGATTAAAACCGGCCAATATTGCTGTTTCTGGTGACATTTCTGATGTTATAAATTCCATACCCAATTCAGAATCAGAGAATGAAATTGTTCCATTTTGTAGGCAAAGCTTTTTATTTGCCAACAATTCTAAACCCTTATGTACAACATTGCCTTTTTCTGCTTTTTTATTGGAATCATCTTTAAAACCAAGGTTGTAGGTCAACCAATACTTGTGCTGACACCAAGAGTATGATGATACAGAACTAGACCTTAAGTAAGTTATAATCACTCTTTATCCAATCTAATTTCTTAAGAATTTTTAAAATTTCTACTTTTTGTTCTTCTTTTGTCATTTTTTGATTGTCTAAAACAATATCAAATTTTTCACTATTGTCCAATTCATTTTCGCTTATGTGATAATCATCTTCGGTGCTTTTTGTTAACCTTATAACAATTCCACCTTTTGCTTTAATGCTATCTATTTCATTTTCAAATCTTGCATCGGTAATAAAATTCAATGGACAATGACCATTTCTTATTTCGTTAAAACAAGCATTTATATGTATGTCTTTGCACATTCTTCTGGCTATACCAGTTCCAAATTCCTGCAAAAATTCTCTAGCTGTCATTTTGCCTGTTGGAACTACTTCTTTTCCAATTTTAATTTCTTCGTAATGTGGAAGGTCTTCCCATGAATAGTTTGTCAAAGTTTTTTTATCTTCAAATGATCCAAAGACTTGTTTGTGTCTTAAGCCAAAAAAATCAATGGCTATTTTTTTCATTGGTTGTGCAAAAGAATAAATGGCTGATCTACAACCAAAAAGAGCCACAGAATTAAATGAAAGAAATCCAGCAATAGTATCTTTGCCAGAACCCTTTTTTCCAGAAAACCCAATTATTTTTTGTATCACAGCTTTTCCATAATAGGGAGTAAAAAACTTTTAACATCATCCACACTCATCTCACCAATATCTTTAAACCCATTAGGTAATTTTGGCTTAATTATTTTGAACATTCTGCCAAGAGAAGATTCTATATTATTGCCAGCTTTTAAACCAGCCTCATCTGAGTCAAATAACAAAATTAAGTACAAAGCTCCAGATGACTCTAATAAAATCTGTTGTGCATCTGTTAAAGATGATCCAAATACAGCTAATGAATTTTTAATTCCAGATTCAGAAATTCTCCAAACATCTCCTGGTCCTTCTACCAGTATGGCAACGCCAGTTTTTTTAATGGATTCAATTGCAAAATTATAATTGTATAAATAGTCTTTTTTAGAAAATCCTTTGTTGTGACACCACTTAGACATATGAACATAACCATTGCAACTAGCTTCTTGTTCATGATAGTGTTTACATGCCTCACACTTTTTATACTTTGTTCTTCCTGTGAAACCGACTATAAACTTTCCATCTGTGTCATACACTGGAACAACTACCCTATCTTTAAATATCCCAACAGAAGAATTAGATTCTCCTATGTCATAATTATTTAAACATTCTTCAGTATAACCCCTAGAAAGATAATATTTAGATGGTATTGATAAGCTTGATCTTACAGAAGTCTTACTCCACTTATCTTGTTTTTCTTTTGTGGTCTTTGTAAATGCCGAAGACTCTAATATGTTTTTAGTTTTATTTGTAGATAATTTATCATCAATTGAAAAATCATACAGACTTTTTATTAAGTACAATGTTTCTGCAAATGATGCTATTTTATCTCCAGCTTTTGACCAGTTATATTTACTATGGCTTATTAAACCTCTAATAAAACCAATGCTGTTATTAATAAAGTTTTTTTCACAATGATGCGTGTAACATATCCAGTTTCCAACATGCGTATTACCAGATGTAAAAATATTAAACGCAGTTTTATTATCTCCACCATGTATTGGGCATGGGCCAGAAAGATAGGCATCCGTATAATTTAATTCAATATTGAAGTGGTTTAAAACAACATCTATATTTTTTGAAATTATTTTATTTGCTAATTTAAAATCAATTTGTTCCTGAGATTTCATCTGGTAATTCCTCTATTTGAAAGCCATTATTAATTCTTGTTGATCTAAGTTTGTAAAATTCATTCCTAGTTGGACCTTCTGTTATTCTGCCGTACTCATAGTTACCAGATATGTTGATGTAATCACCAGCATCAATACCTTTACCATGTCTTGCAACAACTGGTATGAGTTTTAAGTTGTATGAGATATTATTGTCTGAAACGCTTTCATCTGCCATTTCCTCTTCTGTTTTACGCTTATAGATTGAAAAATTACTACACAACCACAAAATTCTATCGGAGCCTGACGCAACATCTGTGTCTTCTCTTGTTATACCATCTCTATTTAATTGAGTGAAGGCTAAACAAGCAACGCCATACTGAACCATAAAATTGTGAAGGCTTGTCATTAAAAAACCTAAAGCTTGATATTCAGCAATATTTTTTGATATTGTTCCATCATCCATTAGTTTTATATAATCTAGAACTATTAAACATGGTTTTGCTTTACCAAAATCATCTAGTCCAACATCTTTTATAACCCATCTTCTGGCAAGGCTTAAAACTTCATCAAAGCTTTTTCCAGCAATAGACTTATACTTGAATGGCATATCTTTCAATGCTTTTGAAGCATCATGAACCCTTTTCTTTTTTGAAGAATCTTTTGAAAAAGATCCATTTTCAATTTCTTCAATTTTAATATTTCCAATACAAGCCAATAGTCTATGCCAATGATCTTTCGCTGTCATTTCAGTATCAAACATTAAGACAGGTATGCCTTGTTTAGCAACATTCATTGCAACATTGTCTGCAAAAAATGATTTGCCTGTTTTCATTCTTGCACCAATCAAATTAACTGTTCCTGGCCTAAGACCACCACCAATAGCCCTATCATAAACTTTAAACCCTGATGAAATACCAAGTTGAGATATTGGATTGTCTTCTAAAAACTTTACATAATCATCTAAACCTTCAGATATTTCTTTTGGACTTGGGTCTTCTGCATTTGAAATTTTAAAAGTTTGATCTAGTACAGTTGCTTCTGCAAGAGAAACTATTTGTGAAATAGGCTCATCCCCTGTCATGCCTAATAATTCAGTTGCACAATTAGATAAGTTGTATGCTAAAGTCTTAGCAATTTGCATCTTTTTTAATTTTGCTGCTGCTTTTTTAGCATTAACTATTTCAACTGGTAACAATGTTAAAGATCTAAGATACTTAGCTTGATCATCTTTTTGAAAAAACTGCTGTATTTTTAAAGAATTAGCTACAGCTATAATTGATGGTATATCAGCCTTTGAATCTTTTTCATTTACTATTTTTACCAAACATTTATATATAGCAGATGTTTCATCAGAACTAAAACTGTTCTCATCAACAATATCGCAAATTTCAATATAGCAATCATAACCCTTTTGAAAAAGAGCAGCCAATATAACTCTTTCAGATGCAACATCGTTCATTATCTACTCGAATTTCTAATGCACTTAATGCATGTAAATGGTGCTGATTCAGAATCAATTGTTCTAAACTTATGTTCTTCTTTTGTTACTTTCATACCGCATCCACACCTAGAACATTTTACCTCACAAAAATGATCGCCTTCTTTGAATGGTTGCCTATAGCTTTTGTTAGAAGGCTTTTGATTCTTTTCTATGAAGCCCGATTCAAGTGTTAAATCATCAACAAACTTATTGGCTGTTGGTGGAACTAAAGATTTACTACCGACAGAGGCTTTGTTGGATGAAAAATTAACTTGTTTAGCTGGAGTTGATGGTTGATGTGTTAAAACAACAAATTCTTCATCGCCAGTTAAAATATCCAATGCTTTTGACACTAATGCCCAATCCTTTTTTCCAACTGCCGTTTTTAACATATTAACGAGATTCATTGTTTCTCCTTTTTGAATAAGCTAAATTTGACAAAGATTCAGCAACTTTTTCAAGTCTAATCGGTAAATATTCAATTCTATCTATTCTTGCTTGTATTAAAGTAGAAAGTTTTTTTATTTTTTTTGCATAATCATTGTCTTTTATGCACAAAGCCATTCTTTCTTCTGCTGAAAAATATCTGTAGTCTGAAAGGTTGTTCGCTATAACACTCAAAATCTTTTCATTGCACCATCTTAGTTTTGTTTTTTCTTTGTTTATAACTCTACTTATGTGAAAAGAAAAGCTATTAAGTAAAACACATGACTCTGAACATTGTTCGCTGCTCATTTTTGATAAATCATCCTGCGATAAGTATAAATACCTTATGCATGTGAATTCTTTATCAGAAGGGATTGGTGTTAAGCCAATGGTCAATTCATATTTTTCTAAAGCAAGATCAATCTTTTGTTCTTCAGTCAAGTTCAATTCTTGATTGCCACTGCTCGGTTGATTCATTAAATGGTAACTCCACAAGAACTATTCCGTTAATTAAACACCATTCTCTCTTCTTATTGTCATTCGCCTTTGATGCCAAAAAGTTTAGCTGTGTTCCATGAAAGAAGGGAACAAATTTATAATGCTGTTCACCATGAACTTCTATAATTTTATTTCTTAATGGCAACCAAAAATCTGCGTACAAATTTCCAGATCCAGGCAAATGAAC